GCAATTGGTCAAAATTCTGGTGGCAACACCACTCAAGGCTCAGGTGCTGTGGCCATTGGTATCTCAACTGGATTTGATGCTCAAGGCCAGTACGGAGTGGCCATTGGTGCTTTTACTGCAATGACTTTGCAAGGTGCTCGATCAGTGGCCATTGGACTCAGCAGCGGCCAAAGCAGCCAAGGTGCCAATTCTGTGGCCATGGGTCAATATGCCGGCAACGAAACACAAGGTGTCAGTTCTGTGGCCATTGGCAACAATGCTGGTTATACTGGTCAAGGCATCAGTTCTGTGGCCATTGGCGACGGTGCTGGCGAGACCAATCAAGGCAATCAAAGTGTTGCCATTGGACAAAATGCCGGTGCTGCTCAGGGATCAACAGCAGTGGCCATTGGACAAAATGCTGGTGGCGGCGTTGCCTTGCAAAATGATGACGCAGTGGCCATTGGGCACGGTGCAGGCGAAAATGGTCAAGGCACACAGGCCATTGCTCATGGATTATATGCTGGACAGGTCACACAAGGTATCAACGCAGTGGCCATTGGTGCATACGCCGGGCAAACTGCGCAGGGCAACAATTCAATCATTATGAATGCCACAGGTGCTGCCCTAAATCAAACCACAGCCAACACATTCACTGTGAAACCTGTGCGCAACGGCGGATCCAGTGGATTACCTGCAGGATTTTTTCAAATGGCATACAATCCCACAACAGGTGAGATTGTTTACTACACCTGAGTTAAAATAAATACCCCACAATGAAAATCAATCAAATTGTCAACGAGGAAAGTCACATAGATCCAGATATCATTGCTGCTCTCAAGAAAAAAGGTTACAAACCAAAAGGTCGTGGGGATGATGCAGTTGCATTTGTAGAACCCGGCACAGGACAAATTCTCAAAATATTTGGAACTGGCGACGGAGCAGATGTTACAAAAAAAGCTGGCCAGCAACAGACCAATTTTAATGAACATCAAAAGATGGCAATTTACTGGGCCAAGTATTGCGCCGCAAATTCTGGTAATAAATTTCTACCAAAGTTTTCAGGGATTGAGAGCTTTCATTGGGGCAGTGCTGTGTATCTACAGATTCGTCAAGAAAGATTATATGACTTGGAAAAAGATCAAAAAAGAACGATAGAATCCATGGCCATGCAGGCCCGGCGCAAAGTTCCGTTTGACACCATGGATCAAAAGTACACCAATAATCATTATGCTGACACCAGAGCAGCATGGAAACAAATAAAAGACAAAATAGACAACAAAGATCTCAGATTGTTCTATCAGACCATGATAGATATTGCCAATATCGGGGATCAAAAAAACTGGGCCTACGATCTTCACGGTGACAACATAATGATGCGTCGAGATGGCACACCAGTTATACTTGATCCCTGGGCTCTGTAAACAAGCAGTATCAGTGATAAATAAACAAACCGATCAAGGATCTTTCCAATGACTATCAAACCTGTGCTAGTGCCCGACCATAACGCAGCTGACCTGCGTGACCTAATGAACCGATTCAGCACAGCAGCCCAATCAGCCACGCCGGCTGCACAAGCCAACCGAATAAGACAACAGCTAACTGAAAGCGCAGAACCGGGTGTGGCGGAAGCTCGTCCAGATGTCATGCGACATCGGGGTGATAAGACTGTGAAAATAGTCAAACGTGCGGGTAAACCCATTGGCGAGATTGGTACGGATGCAGAAGCCAGTCCCGGCAATGGTCAGTACTATGTCAAACTGTACGACGGCAGCTACGATGCTGTGGGATACGACACAGCTGAAGAAGCCTTAGCAGAATTAAAGGCAGCCATTAAACAAGGTGTGGCGGAAGGTGGGCGTCTGGACATGAGCAGCCCAGAAGAGAAAGCAGCCCGTAAAGCATACATCAAGGCACACGGACATCCCCCACCGCTGACTCCAGACAGCGTGGTGGCCAAATATAACCCTGAGAATGATAAAAAAGTCAGAGACTATTATCTCAGAAGAAAAGGAATTCCACAAGACAAGCTGGACAAGATGAAGGAAGATGGTGTGGCTGAAGGCGAAAAGCCAGAGTATCAAAAACTATTAAAACAAATAAAACAAAACGCTAAGAATGACCCAAATAGAATTCCTAGAGGTTATGAACTGACTGACCACGGCATGCTAGTAAAAAAACATAAGACCGAAAAGTCAAACGATGGTGTAGGCGGATTAGGGGAAGGCATGGTGGAAGGGACATTTCAAGATGATGGCAAGATGGATTGGAATGCATGGAAACAGAAAGCAAAAAAACACGGTGCAGTAAAGTTTACTGATACTGATAATAAGACTATTGCTTATGATAAAGATGGCAAAGTAGTCAGTTCTATAACCTGGTCGCAAAAGAAGTCAGGTATGGCGGAAGCAACTGGTGACACATCATTTGATTCAATGATGGGAAACATAGTCAAAGGTGCTAGATACAAGGGTGCCGCAGCTGATCAACGTGCCGATGCAGCATACAGTGGCATGATGAACAATATTACTAAAAATGCTGCTGATGTTGCAAAACCATCTGCTGACTCTAAGTTTGAACAAGTGTATAGCGCAGTAGAGAGAATACTTTTATCTAATAATGTTCATTGGGATATAGATGACGACATTTCGGACGCTCTTAAAAAGTTAAAAATCAAAGCATCGGACGCTCTCATGCAAAAACTTGAGAGAGAACTTATTAATCGTGTATCGGATGCGCTACAATATTATGATGATGGTGATTTAGCAGAGTCAGGTGTGGCGGAAGGATCAGAAAACAATCCAGTGGTCAATGCCATCACACGCAGAATTATGATGCAACGTTCAGACTTGTTGAGCAAGTACGGTCCAGAAAAGGTTGGGCAAGCTGTCGATGAAGTTGCTGACTTTGTGGGCAATGTGGAAGAAATTGGATCCAGCGATGTATCAGGTTGGGTTCGTCATGTGGAACAAATGTTGGGCAACATGGAGCAAGATGTAGCAGAAGAAGCAGCAGCGCCAACATTCAAGCCCGGAGATCGTGTGATGTATGCTGGTAAATTTGCCACTGTTGTTGCACAAGATGGTGATGCGTATGGTATTCGTGTTGACGCACAACCAGGAACAATGAAGGTTCTGGCTAGCCAAATCAAGAAACCCAGCTACGACGAAAGTGTTGCCGAGTCAATTGACCCTATAGAACAGCTTCGTGCAGATATTCGACGTTTTGCACTGTAAGAAAACGGCCCCGCAAGGGGCTTTTTGTTCTCTATAAATAAAGCATGCCCACATTCGTCACACCCTACTCTGGTTCAGCAGAACTCACAGCCAACACTGGATTAACAGTTGTCGACGCTGGCCTCTGGCGATACAGTCAAGCCGGTTACAACGACGGTGCTACTTTTGGACTCAGCTTAGGTCATCCCAATCCTTTATCTGGTGGTCTCTTGCACTTACGAGCAATAAATTGGACAATAGCAGTGATTGGAAATCAACTCACTGCTTACACTGATCCCGACACTGGTCAAACATATCCGTCAGCTGCTTGTAGAATTACCGTGGCCGGATCTTGGTCAGTGATTCGACAGCCCAACAGCAACAGCTACAATAGTTTTGGTGTCAGCTGGGTGGGAACAACTGAAACAGATCTGGGCGGTCGAGAAATGAACCCTTACTTGTTAAGCTACAACAGTCCTGTAGCACAGTACGTGATACAAGGGTCAGCAGTGTCAGGCGGTGCGCAAAATACATTTAGCAGTCGTGTGTTTGAATGTAGAGCCACAGAATCTGCCACCAGCGACAACAGCAATCGTGAGTTCCAAAGCAATACCATTACAAGACCAGTTTGGATTTATAACTATTCCAAGAGTTGGCAAACAGCAGCTTAAACTGCTGGTATATAATAACAAGATTGCAACTAAATAAATCATACAACGCAAATGGTTGCGTTTTATGCGGTACCCCACCGCGTAAGGCCTAGAACGCCTAACTTTTAAAGGAAAAGAAAAAATGGGTCGCCCACTAAAAATTAAAAAGAGTACAACCAAAGACATTGGTTTCAATGCTTGGGATCAGCTGACTAATCCAGTATATCCTGCTACATTCAACACAGACCAGTATCTTGGTGTGGTTGGTGGTGAAGGCAACGGCGGTGGTGTTGCTACTGCAGCATATCCTGTTGTCAAGTGCAGAGTTTTCATCACAGGACAAAGTGAAGAAGATGGTTGGATCGTTCGCCAAAAAGGCACAAGAAAGTATCTGGTTGAAGGTGCCAGTTCAGGTGCACAAGGCGTTTGCGTTTTGGCCAACGAAGCACAAGGCGTAATAACAGAAGGCAACATGAACATCAGCTTTGCCTTAGACGCAGACAGTTCCGAAGTTCTGATCAGCAAACTCACAAACAAGTATGCATATGACTTTACCGGCGGTGAAGTTGGTGGTGCAGCCGCTGGTGGCTTTGCGCAGAACCTGGTACAGCAGAACATTCGTTATGCAGCCAACTTCTTCACAGACGAAGGCACAGAAATCAAGTCCGGTACTACAGGACAAGACAATACTGCTACACAGCAGAACCTGTTGAGCCTGGTAATTGTAGAAAACTACACTTCGTAATTTTTATATTACCTAGGAACCCCTCAGCTACATACTGAGGGGATTTTTTTATGGCTGCTTTTGTATTAGGGAACGGTGTAAGCCGTAGTCACATTGACGTAGATCAGTTGTTGCGTGTTGGACCTGTATACGGGTGTAATGCTCTGTATCGAACACACACGCCCACTGTTTTGGTCAGCACAGATCGGCCCATCAGTGCGGCTATTCAAGCAGCAGGCTACCCATCTAGAAATAGATTTTATACTCGTCGTCCAGAAAATGGCACCGGAGCACAACCTGTTCCGCAAAAGTATCGAGGATTCAGTAGTGGTCCCATTGCTGCTGGCATTGCAGCCGAGGATGGCAACACCATAATTTATCTGCTGGGGTTTGATTTAGGCCCCAACTCCACTGGAAATTTCAACAATGTGTATGCCGGCACAGAATTTTATAAACCCACCACAGCTCTGCCAACTTACACAGGAAACTGGATCCGTCAGTTGATAACAGTCACAACTGACTATCCAAATCGGCAATTTATACGGGTACATGGCGACACAACTGCATCTATTGCAGAATTTTCCAAAATCAACAACCTCAGCAGTGTCACAATTGCAGACTTTGTTGACCGCATAAATACTCCAAAGGATTTATAACTCATGCCCAACTGCATATTTGAAACAGTCAACCAAGGCAATCAGCTGACGCTTTCGTGCACCGTGTTTTTATTGCTAAATAAGGAACGAGGGCAATAGATGGCAACCTATAAGAGAATCAAAGGCAATTATACAATATCAACGCTGGATCCCGGCGATAAAATCATTCTGGATTCTGATGTTGAAATTACCGGCAACGTAACTGGCAATATCACAGCTGGTAATATCACAGCTGACGTTATCACTGCCACCTACTACCTCGGCGACGGGCAATTTTTAAGCAACGTCACTGCCAATGTTGGTGCAGCCACAATATTACAAAACGGAACTTCAAACGTTTCTATTCCTCAACTCAACGGAAATGTTCTAGTAGGAGTCAACGGACTGGGTAATACAGTGGTGTTTTCTACAACAGGAGCCAATATTACAGTGGGAACTGTATCTACCAGCAACATTACTGGTGCATTGATTATCGATGGTGGCGCCGGAGTGGCAGGAAATATCTATGCTGATGCAATGTATGCTAACAATTTAGCAGTGTTAGATGTGGAATCTGTCATTGACGGCGGAACCTACTAGAGAAAAGGCAAGATATGGCAAATACGATTTTACTTAAACAAAGTGCTGTAGGTAACGCTGTTCCTGAACTTGCTGATCTCCAGTTAGGCGAAGTAGCAATCAACACCTATGACGCTAGACTGTACGCTATACAACAACAAGGCGCATCCGAAGAAGTTGTTGACTTAACAGCAGCCACTCCCATCACCAACACACTGTTTGTACAAACAACCGGAAACAACGACAACCTGGGCACAAGCTGGGCAGAATCGTTTGCCACTATTGAACGAGCAGTCGAAGTTGCCGAAGAAAGACGAGTAGCTGGTGCCACAATCACTTTGATCGAAGTGGGTGCCGGAGTATATGTTACAGAAGGGCATATAGATTTCCCAGACAACACAGTTATTAGATGTGCGCATAGAAGTGTTGCTATTCGTCCTGCAGCAGGATACGAAGAACGAAATGTGTTTCGAATAGGATCGGGTTGTTTTGTTGAAGGTTTTTTGTTTGAAAACTGGAGATTAGACAGTTTAACCGATCCATCAGAGGGATTTGCTATATCATTCAGACCAGGTGCTATAATTAATCGTGTACCATATGCTCATAAAATTGCTGTTAGAACAAATCCCTACTGGACAACTGTTCCTCCGCCGCTGGACAGAGATGCAGAGCCAGAACCCAACCCCCTGGTTGGTATAGGAGCCGGTGTTGCACTAGCAGACGGTAACGTGTGTTCACAATACAGTGTTTTCCCCAACATAATGACATGGGGTGCAACCCCAGTGTCGCAAAACGGCATAGGATATTGCGCCAAAAAAGGTGGGCTGATCAACGCAGTTAACGCAGTCAGTTTATGGGCTCACAAGCATTTTCTTGCCTTAGACGGCGGACAAATTGTTCTTTCTGCTTGTAGCACACAGTTTGGTGATTACACCATGTGGGCAGAAGGATCACGACCAATTGTTGACCCAACAGAAACAACAGGTGTAACTTTAGTGATAGATCTCACAGCCGAAGCAGCAATTGAAGCAGCACAAACCACAATAATCAACAACATGTGGACGGCATTAAGCACCACAGTTGATCCGGCCACGGGCCAGGTCTATACCTTTGGATGGGATGCCGAGGACGAAGCTTACACACGTCTAGATGCTGCTAATTTTTTGCAGTGTATAAGATGGGTTCTGGAGTCAGCTGATGAGCTGCCCATGTTGAATTTTGCTGAAGGTCTTTTCAATGTCGAAGGCAACAAAGTATATTCTCCCGATAAAGAAGATGCTTTTATATTTTCTTTCGACAACATGCGCGATCAAATGACAGCACTGGCAGGTGTCGGCACACAGTCTGATTTGATTATCACGGCGCTGGTCACTGCCTTGGAAGAAACATTAACCAACACAGTTTTTCAAACTCAACCATCCACTATCACTGCAATTGGACACACCTGGACTGGTGTTTTGTCTGGTGTGGCATTGACCAAAATTCCGCCTGTCAGAAACGAAGGCCTCATTGAAGAAAGTATTGTGGAACTTGATGATGGCGTAGTTATTGCCAGCGGGCAGGATGATCAAGGCAACGCTATATTTGTCGGCGGCATGAAGATCAGTGCCGACACAGGCGAATTGTCTGGACCACCGTTTGAACAAGCAGTTAACCGTATTGCCACTAAAGCAGCTATTGCAAGGAGCTTTTAATAATGCCTAGAATATATTGTCGTACACCGTCTACTGGAAAACCGTTGAATCTCATTTATCCAAATGTAACAACTTCCTATGCAACTATTCCTCTTGCAAATGCTCCGGATTATTCGGTGCCAGATCCTTCTGAAGTTTATTCCGAAAGAGATCCTGACTTTCCCAGCAGAGCAATAATACCAGGAGAAATATTTTTCCTTACTCCGCTGTCGGCAGTTAACAAAAGTGATGCAGAACAATGGGTAGAAGTAATTCTTCTTACACAGGATGGCACGACTGTTGCTGTTGGACGAGCTGTTATTCCTGCAAGAGACACTGCATATATTCCCTTGCAGGGTCGTAGCTTGCTCAAAACTGCCACTGAGGAACCTGCTGATGGCGACAGATTGCGAGTTCGTGCCAGTGCTGTTGATGTGATTGATGTATGGGTTGCAGCAGATGAATCACCTGCCAGCCAGAACATAGGTGTCTTTACACCGGTGGTGCCATAATGGCTAAACTGTTATCAAACCGAGTCCAAACAACTCCACCCGCTGATGCTGAACCAGATCGCACAGACTGGCTGGCACCGCAGGATGCAGAACCCAACTTAGGTGTTCCTGGAGCCAGCGGGCAAATTTTAGCATCGGGTGCTGATGGTTCTCGTTACTGGGTAGATCCAGGCGCAGGTGCAACTGGACCACAGGGCCCACAAGGACCGCGTGGACCACAAGGTCCCACAGGATCAACAGGTGCAACTGGACTCACTGGAGCAACAGGGTTTGAAGGGGCAACAGGATTTAGTGGGGCAACAGGATTCGAGGGGGCAACTGGAGCAACAGGATTTGAGGGGGCAACTGGATTCAGTGGTGCTACCGGACTAAATGGTTCTACTGGTGCAACCGGAACGGGTGGTGCC